GGTCGCCTCCACAACGACCGCCCCTCGACTCTCCCACTCTAGTTTGCTCAGGCGTTCGTCTCGGCCGTCCAGGTGTAGGCGCCGTAGCCGGTAAGTGTGAAGCTCACCGTGGCCACGTTGCCGGCCTGAATGTCCTCCGAGAAGTCGGTAACAAAGGCCACGCCGGCGTGCTTCTCCGGGTTGCCGGTGCTGCTCATCTCAGGAGATTCCCGATACCACTGCACGGTGACGCCAGTGGCAGCATCCATACTGGCCTGCTTCAACACGGCATAACCTGCATCGTTCAGATCTAGGTTCATGCTCATCGGGATGGTGTAGCTCTGCCCGGTCACCAAGCTGGCCTTGTAGCCCTGCGGACTGCCGTAGTCCAACACGTCTGTGGTATCCGTGCTGCCTTGAATGCCAGCGTTGGTCAGGCTCAGCACTTCAGTCATGCCGGTGCTGGAGCTGGGGGTGGAGCTGGCAGTGGTGCCCGCCTTCACGTAAAAGCGATAGTTGAGGGCGTTGAAAAAGGCACCAGTGGCCATGATCTGTTCGGTCGTGTGCCCTAACTTGCCGCTTCTTCCTCAGCCTCCAGCACTTCCCACGGTGTGGCCCGTGGGCAGACGTGCAGATCAAAGCCTTTCACGTCATGCGCAATGCCAGCAGTGGCCAGCAACGCTTCCTTGAGGTCGTTGCGGCTGCAGCCCAGCTCACAGCACACCGCTGCTGATTCCCAGCCCAAGGCCATCAGCTTGCGTGCCTGGTTCCCCAGCAGCCGTGCCTTGTGCGTGGCCTTGATTGTCCAGTTGTGGCTGCGCAGATAATGCAGCACCTCACCTTGCGCAAAGCTCCAGAAGATGGTGCTCAGCCGTCCGCGCTGCGGATCCCATGCCTTGCAGGCCTTGATAAAGGCCAGATCCACTGCCGACCAGATATCTTCCCGCGCCATGCAGTGGCCATATTTGCGGGCCAGTTTGCCGCCAAAGCTGCGGATCAGACCAATGTTCTCGGCATACAGGCGGCCAAAACGGCGCTGCTCTTCTCGCGTCAGCGGCTTGGCTAGATGCGCTTCTGCGCGGCGCTTCGGTTGAGCAGCAACCGTGACGGTGAAAAGCGAGAGCTGGCCGTCTGCAACGCGCATGACTACATCTTAACTGCGCAACACTGGCCGACTGCCGTATGCAGACGACGCCGAGCTGATGCACAGACAACCAAGCACCTGGCTCAGATGGGGCACGACATTGAGGGCCGTCTTGCTGTCGGCTTGACCGGTGCTGTTGAACTCCACGTCGATCACATCGACGCGTGCCCGCTTTAGGTTGGCATTGGGGATGCCGGGGATCAGCTCGCTGCTGCCGGTGCCGGCCCCGCTGAGTGCATTGCCATCACCGAGCAGGTATTCGGCCAGATCAAAGGTGGCCTGCTTGATCGGCTGAGGGATTTCCGCATTGGTGAAGCTCCAGTCACCGCACTCGGCATCTGAGCGGGGCCAGAGCAGGCTCTGCGTGGTGCTGGCTTTGCTGCCGATCCAAGTCAGCTCATCGAGGTAGCGGGTGGCCATGATCAGCGCCCGGCCCTTGTTATCGGTCGTTGCCGATGCCCAGTTGAGGGTGCCGAGGTACAGGTTGGCCAGATCGTCAGCAGCTGCGACGGTCAGGTAGCTGTTGGCCGATGCCGAGCCAACGGTGGCGGTGACGGTGACGGGCATGGCGGCACACTCTTGGCCTTAAGTTGCCGCCTTCGGTGCGCTCCACTGCTTGACCGCCTTGTCGAAGCTGATCTCACCGTTGACGAGGCGCCGGCCGAGCTTCTTGCCGAAGATGGCCTGAGCGGTTTCGGGGTTGTCCTGCACCCATGTTTTGGCGGCTGCCTTAAAGGACAGGGCCTGTTCGCCCTTATCGCCTTCAGCCGGGCGGCGGGTCGGCTCGGTGGTGCCGTCCGGGTTGGTCATCGTCTCGTTGCGCCACTTCCAAGGAATGAGGTAGCAGCGGCAGTTGTGCGTTAGAATGCCACCAGCAAAGTACGCTCCGCTGAGCGTAGAAAAGTCATACACAGGTACATGACTCCGCGCCTCAATCTGGACGTTGACTACGTGGTCGAGCGTTACACCGCCGGCATCAGCGCCAACCGCTTGGCCAAGGATCTCGGCGTAAGTGGTAAAGCCATCCGCAACTGCCTGGTCCGTGCTGGTGTTGCCCTGCGCCCCAAGCCCAACCCTGATGTTGGCCTCGTCGCCTTGCTCTACAACTCCGGCATGAGCGAGAACCAAGTCGCTGAACACCTTGGCGTTGCTCGGGGCTGTGTCCGCAAACGGCTCATCAAAGCGGGGATCACGCCGCGCACGCAGAGCGAGGCGGAGACCCTCAAGTGGAGCCAAATGACCGTTGAGCAGCGCAGTTGCCAAGTTGCTGCCGCCCACAAAGCCGCTAGCGGTCGCGTGCATAGCGAGGAGGAGCGCATCAAGCGCGCTCAGTCCTTCTACCGGCTGCAAACTCGCATTAGCCACAACGAACAGCGCATGGCGCAGGTGCTCCGCGCACATGGCTTTGCTGTGGAGCAGCAGTTCCCAGTTCACACCTGCAATATCGACATTGCCGTGCAGCCCGGCCCCATCGCCGTGGAAATCCATGGCGGTGGCTGGCACGCCACTCCGTTTCACCGCCGCTTGCTCGCTGAGAAGCGCGAAAAGCTGTTCAGCCGCAACTGGGCCTTGATTGAGGTCTGGGTTGACGGCCGCTTCTCGTTCGCCGACACGGCAGACGAGCTGATCGCCCTCTTGGAGCGACTTGGCCGGCTTCCATCCGTTGCTGGTGAGCACTGGGTGGTTCTCGGTAACCGAAAGCACCCGGTCGCCATGCGTGCGGACAGTGACGACCTTTCCGCTGTATACGCTGCGCATCCCAGCAGCGAGGATTCCGCCCTCGATCGGAGTGTCGCCTAGCACGCACTGCATGTGCGGACTGACCTTGCGGTAGTCCACCGGGAAGCGCTTGCCGTCCAGCTTCAAGCAGATCGGACACACCGAGCTGTCCAGCACGGCGGTCCACACCAGCCCATCGGGGCCGAGCCAGGCCGGGTCCGTCTCAAACTCATAGATGGCCTGCTGCGCCGCGTTGCCGACTTCCTGCACACCGGTGCGGATGATCGCTTCCACGTTGTTCTCCGTCGTGCGCACCACCGCATCCTCATAGGTGCGGAAGACTTCACCACCGAGATCGGACAGGCCCAGCCGGATGTAGCGCTCCACGCGATCGGCCACAGCGGCTGGCAGCGTCGCCGTGAGCTGCGTGCTGAGCGTCTTGCCGCCCACCACCGCATCGTTCACCAGGCGGTTGACCTGCGCCTGCGTGACCTGCACGGCACCTTCGCTGGTCAGCTCGCCGCCGGCCATGGTGACCATGCGGCGCGCAAAGTCCAGCTGTCGCTCCACGAACGGCGCCAAGGCGTCCTGCATGGCCGCCAGCTGCGGCACCCCGAAGCTGTCCTGCACGCTCTTGCCAACGGCCTCGACGATGCTGGCGATGATGCGCTCACGGCCTGGCCCCACAGCCAATGCACCCGAGCTGCCCACCGCACGCTCCACGGCTACCAGCGTGGTACGCAGATCACGCAATGCCTGTTTGATTAGCCGGTCTTCCAGCTTCTTGGCTGAGAGGGCATTACGCAGGAAGGCCTCGACCTGCGCGGACAGGTCAGCCATGGCCTTGGCCCCGGTACTTGCCTCGCTTCTTCAGGCTGCTCAGCTTGCGATGACCGTGGCCGATGGAGGTTCGCTTGGGCTTGGATTCGCGGCGCAGGGTGCCGGATTGGCCGGCCTTGGCTTTAGCTGCCATCGCCCTCCGGCTTGTTGATTAGGTTTCCCGTCCGTGGCCGCCGCTTCGGCTTGACCGGCTGTGGCTCTTGGCTCTGCTGCACAGCAAAAGAGGCCGCCTCCTGAGAGGCAGCCTCCAGCCGTTCACGCAGTCGCCGGAAGGCGAACATGCCCATCAGCCACCCTTGCGGTAGTAGATGACGGTGGTTGCCGATGCCATGCGTGCCACATAGGTGGCCGAGGTAGCAGCTGCCACGGTGGCGTTGCCGGTGATGGTGACGCCAGTGCCGCCTGCAAAGGTCACAGCATGGGTGGACCCTGCGAGATTGACGATCGTCACCTCAAACGACTGACCGACCTTGGCACTGTTGCCCAGCTCGCTGATGATGTCAGCGGCAGTAGCAGTGGTGTAGGTGCGGCCCGTGGTTGGGGTCACGGTCACCACGCTCTCAACGCTTTGGGCAGCGGTGAGGGTGGTGTCAGCGTTGCCGCCGGCCAGCAGGACCTTGCCTTCTGTGGCGCGCCCGAAGTTGGTGCTTTCCAGCTCAAAGATGGATGCCATCGTCAGTTACCTCAGAAGTTGGGGTTGGAAACGATGCTCACGATCCCAAGGTTCTTGGTTTCGTAAATCTGCGTCCAGTTGCTGGCCGTTTCCAAGGTGGCGCGGGACGGGTTCACACCGCCGGAGGTGTAGGACACACCGAGGGGGTGATAGAGGTTGTGCCAGTGGACCGACATGGCATCGCTCAGGGCGAGGATGTCACGGTCGGTTTCGGTCACAAGACCCGACTGGGTGCCGGAGGCCAGGGCGCCAGGGGTGAACAGATACGAGGCATAGTTGGTGCCGTCGTTGTTCACGTCGTCGCTGACCAGCACGCGCATCCCCATGTAGAAGGGAATGGTGGCGTCGTTGGTGTAAGCGCCGGCCATACTGCCGCCGAACACCGGAGCGATGCCGGTGGTGGCTTCAGTGCCGCCGCCGCGTGCCTCGTCGTTGGTCACGTAGTCAATGGCCTTGCGCTCCACGAGGTCGTAGAAGCACTTGCTGTGCATCGCAATGACGCTCAGCTTTTCGCCTTGATCGCCGAGAGCAGCGCGAGCTTCAGCCACTTTGCCGGGGTTGAGGGTCACGGCCGTGGCATTGGAGTCAATGGCCAGAGCCTTCAGCGCACCGGTGGTGTTGCTGGTCAGGGGGCCAAAGACGCCTTTGAGGATGCTGAACACATCCTTCTGTTGCTGGTAGCCGATGTAGTCAGCCACTTTGCGGCCGATGGCGGCCATGGGGTCATCACCAGCAGCAAGGGCTGCGAGGGTGCGAACTTCCCAAGCACGGCCACGGTGCAGCACCGGGCAGATCTGCTTCTCACCGCTGATTTTGCCAGGGGTGAGGCTGGTGCTATCGCTCAGCACTTCAGCGTCGCCACTGAGGTTGGCGGACCAGCTGGGGACGTTGACATAATCGCCACCTTCGGTGGCATTGAGGATTGCCAGCGGCTGGATCACGCCACTGTTGAGGAATGCGCTGCGGGTGGTAACGGCCTCATCGACGTAGGCCGTAAACACCTCAGGCACAATCACATCCGACCGAAGGGTCGCCATGTTGATGTCCTATGGAAAGGGTTTGCGGTTGTTGGCCACAGGCCGATGGGTCAGCACAGCTTTCCCCAATGGCTTAAGTATGCCGGAAAGGCTTAGCGACTGGCTGCAGCTTTGAGTCGTGCATACAACTCAGGATCGGTTTTGTAGATGCGTGCCTGTTCGGTGAGGTTGAAGGATTCCCGCGCAAAGGGGTTCTTCGTGCCAGCCGGCAGTTCACCGCTGCTGCGGCCGACGGGTGCGCCAGTGCCTTGGGGCTTGGGTGCCTTGAGGCGATACTGCGGCAGGCTGGTCTTGGCCCAGTCGTTGATCGGTGTGCGCTGGTAGCCATCCACCACGACGACGGTGCCATCAGGCTCACGTTCAATCTGCTCTGGCTTGAGGCGCAGGCGGATCACTTCATCAGGGTCGTGGACGGTATCGGCCAAGGCGGCCACCGCAGGACCGATCAACTTCAGCTCGCGGTTCTCGGCTTCCAAAGCTTCTAGCCGTTGCTGCAGCGTGGCCTCGCGTTCGCGGTACTGCTGCTCCAGCTTCTGGCGGGCTTCGCTGTAGTTGCCCTGTTGCTCTAGCTCGGCCTGCTCAGCACGTTGCTTGAAGGCCAGCAGCTCCTGAACGTCGATGCCATCGGGCAGCTCTGGCACCTTCTTGGCCAGCTTTTTCTTTTCGTCGAGCAGTTCGGTGTTCTTGCGCCGCAGGGCTTCAATCTCGGCCTGCAGTGCTGAGGTATCGGGTGAAGACTGCTCCACAGGAGCGTTGTCGTTGTCAGGCATGAAGACCCACAGGGTCAGAGGTGCGGCTTAGGTTGCCGTCACAGCCGGTGGCTGCCGGTGCGTTCCTGCCGTTCCTGCTCGCGGATCGCAGCGCGGATGTTGGCAGCCATGAAGGTGTTGCCGCACTTGTCGGCAATCTCCAACGCCTTCAGCAGGCGTTGCATCCGCTCGCTCATGGCAGCTGCTGCAGGTTGGCGCTCAGCTGCTGCTCTTGCGCCACCAGTCGCCGCTCCTGCTGCGCTGCGGTGGCTTCCAGCTCGGCATCCACATCAAAGTCGTCGTAGAGCCACTCACCATCGGCCAGCTGGATCAGCAGGGTTTCCTGCGTGATGTCACCGCCAACGCGCAGCTTGATCAGCTCTGACACGTGCGCCGGGTCGAGCTTGTGCGCCACGAAGTCGTTGTTGACCATGCTGCTGCCCGCTGTCGGCAGGTTCAGGTAGGCCGCGTGGAACTGCAGGCAGGTGTCAATCAGGTTCTGCAGACCAAGGGCCACAGCCATCAAGGCGGCATCGCCTTGGCTGCGGTCAATGCTCTTGGATTCAGCGGCCTGGTTGGTCATGTTTTGACCGAGCACCGCTGCTAGGCCGAGTTCGGCGATCTGCTTCTCAATGCGCTCCAGTTCGGTGAAGCGGGCCTGGTAGCTGGTGCCGGTGGGCTCAGTGAACTCAGCGCGGGCATCGACCGGGAAAGCCATGGCCGAAGCGGGGCCGGCCTCCAGCTCATCCACTTCTGCCGGTACACCGAAGAGGTTGTACCGGGGGACAGCGGCAACGTGGAGGATGTTGGCCTGGTCGGATTCGCAGCGGTATGCCTTGAGGTTGAGCCAGCCAACTTCCTCCAGCGGCGGGGTGGATTCCAGAAGGCCGGTGCGGTTGGCATAGGCCACGGCAAAGGGGATCTCGTCGAGGGTGGTGGTGCCCTCGCTGATCAGTTCCCAGTCACGGGACTTGGAGGCTTGCTTGCGGTAGAGGCGGAAGGCGCCTGGCTCCAGCACCCGCACCTGTTCCACCTGCTCTTCACCGAACTCGCCGTAAGGCACCACGACGCGCTCCAGCAGGCGCAGCTGCGTCAGCTTCTGGGTGCCGTTGACCACATCAGTGCGCCAGCCGAGGATGTCCCGAGGCGTGTAGCTCACCCAGTACGGCCGGCTGAAATCAGTGACGGGTGTGTCGTCACCTTCATCGCCGCGTGGGTAGTCCACCAGCACGCCAACATGGCCGTAGCGGATGCAGGTGCGGGCCAGCTCCTGCAGATAGGCGTTGAGATCGTTGCCGGCCAGGTCAACGTCGAACAGGTGTTCCTGAACGGGGTCGGGGACGTTATCGAGGCGGACCGGCTTGCGGCACAGCATCCCGGCCAGCATCTGCTCTAGGCGCAGGAAGTAAGGCGGGCACACGCTGCGAGCGAGGCGTGCGCTGTAGGCCTGATCATCCTCGCGGGGTTCCTGTGGCAAATAGCGCTTGCCGGCGGCCTGCATCCCGAGCGTGCCAAGCGCCAGCTGTTCAATGAGCCGCCAGCGCGGTTCCATACGCTGCCAGGCAAGGCCAGGGTCATGCACCTGCAGCTCTTTGACGGTGCTGAGGGACAGGCTGTTCAGGCTGGCAGCGAGGTTATGCACAGAAACCTATTTATGAATAGGTTTCCGTTCAGGTGGCTAGAGCTTTCCTCACGGCATAGCGGGTGATCTTGAGGTGTTGGGCGATGCGTGCTTGGCTGTAGCCGGTGCGGTGGAGGCGTTGGATGCGTTGCTGGCGGCTCTCGCTGAGCCAAAGGGCCAAGCCGATCAGCACGATCAGCGGCAGCAGCAGCCACACGGCTGCACAGGTGATGGTGGTCATGGTGGTTTCCGGTGATGCCTGCAGCGGCGCGCTCGGCCAGCCGCAGGCGTGAATGGGGTGCTGGGCCAACCAGCGGTGCAGGCTTAACCAGGCCGTGTTGCCTCCGAGAGTTACCGCGTCGTGCAGGCAGTTGCGCGAGCCTTTTCTTGTCGGGCGAGAATCCGGGGCGCGCTATCCGGCTTGTGGCCTCAGTTGGCGAGTTAGTCGGTGGTGGGCACTGCCCATCGCTTCCGACTACCGGATCCTAGCCCATAGGCTCCGCTACGTCTACCTAGCTGAGGCGATCAGGGGCAACCTTGGGTAGGCGTTGGGTAGACGATGGCGAAAAAGCCAAGCAAGGCGCAGAAGAAGGTCGCCACCGTGATGCACCAATTCAAGGCCGGGACGCTGAACACCGGCAAGCCGGGCCCTGGCAAAGGGCCGAAGGTGAAGAGCAGGAAGCAGGCGATTGCCATTGCGCTGAGCGAGGCGGCCAAGGTCGGCAAGCGCAAGAAGAAGGGCTAATAGAGCCGCACCCCACGCACAGCGCGGCCTGCAGTCGGACGGCCCACCTCAAACAGGCGACTGCACAGATAGCCAAGTCCATCGACCATGTGGTCGTAGCCAGCCTGCTTGTCCGGCTCACCCTTCTCGGTGTAGCTCTGCAGCTCTAGGCACTCAATCAGCTTGCGGCAGCGCGGATCAATCCACAGCCGTGTCTCGCCGTTGCCGTTCTCCAGCAGTGCCTGCACCGCTGCCACCCGGTCACGGATCGGTGGGTTGGCTGCTGGGGCCATGTTGCTGATGTCGTAGCTCTGCAGGATGGCGATGTCGCTGCGTGAGCTGTTGGTGCTGCGGTTGCGGCCTGAGGCATCCGGGTAGCCGAGCACGCGGGCATGAGGGTGGCGGCGGCGCAGTTCCTTGCCAAGGGCGTCGGTGTCGTGGGCAGCGGCGATCTCGTCAAAGATGAACAGCTCGCGCCCACGACGTACGCCAAGCACCGCATTGGTGTTGCCGACGTTGAAGTCGCAGCCCATCAGGATCGTTTCATCGTCCTCAATGGCGATGGGTACGACGTGGCGGTTGCGGTTGAAGCGGTCGTAGACCGTGCCGGTGGTGAGCGAAACGAACTCGCCGTTGAGGTAGGCCTGAATCAGGTTGGCCGGGTAGTTGGCGATCAGGCTGGGGATGAAGTCATCCGGCAGGTGCGGGTTGTCTTCGGTGCGGGCTTGGATCAGGCGGGTGTCGTCTTTGGCATCGCGTTTGAAGGTCTGGTAGGCCCAGCCGAAGCCTTCCGGTGTGGTGGCGGCATAGAACTGGCGGACGTTGCCGGCGCGGAGACGGGCCAGGGCCATGCGGGCTGCGTTTTCGGCAACGCGTTGCGGTGCGGTGTCGGCCTCGTCAAAGCCGATGGCGCAGAGGTTCTGACCCCGGATGCGGTTCCACGTTTCCATGGTGCGCAGGAGAATGGTGTGCTCACCTTCGGCAAAGGTGAGGGTGTATTCAGGGAGCGGGCTGACGCGGAACGTGAAGGGAATGTCCCACTCGGTTAGCAGGTCGTCAAAGGTGCGCTCCAGGATGTCGCGCAGCATCGGGGCGACGGGCTCGAAGAGGGCCGAGGCGTAGCCGATGTTCTGAGCGGCCAGGGTGACGGCTTTGGCCACTAGGCCGTGGGTTTTACCAGCACCGAAGCCGCAGACCATGCCGAGCTTGCGGTGGGTGGTGTCATCGCAGAAGGCGAGCTGATGGGGGAGGAGGGTGGCGCGGACGCGGGCTAGGGCATCAGCTGCTGAGGGTGCAGCGGTGATGCCCGATTGCTGCCGTTGCCTATCAGCCTCAACCGGGACAGCCAGCAGCATTCCCGGCTTACAGCTGTCAGGTAAGCAGGTCGGCATCAGGCCGGGCGGTTGATGACGGTGCGCACGGTGCCATCAGGCTTGACGGCAATGACCTTGTGAACGTGGGGGATGCCGGGCTTGGGCTTGAGCAGGCGGCCAATGGCGGTGACTTCAGGCTTGGTCATTTGCGTTTGCGAGCGGTTGAGCGGTTTTCTTTGACATACTGCCTAAACAGCTTGACTTGATCAGCCGGCTGCATAGCCGTAATTCGGCGTTTAACTTCCGCAACGCTACGTCCAGGGTTGCGAGAAGAATAACCGGTTGCCAGTGGTGTCAAGTGAACGTCCCGGAGCTTCTTGGCACGTGACTGATCGCTTTTGAACTGACGGTTTCGCGCTTTGTCAGCAGCACGGCTTGATGCCTTTTGCTCAGCAACGTTGCGGCTGATCTCAGCGTTGAGCGCCTTACCACGCGCTCCAGCCATTGGGCGGTTGACTGATGCCATGTCGCCACGGGCTGCAGTTTTGGCCTGCTGCAAATTGCTTCTAGCCTCTTGCAGGCGACTCTGAATCTTGAGCTTTTCAAGTCTGTAAGCACCTGCGCTAGGACCAGCTTCTTTGATTTTGGCATTGACATCCCTAAGCTGCTTGTTAAGCGAGTTCTTAGTCTGTGTCATCACAGCTGCCCTGCCCTTTGCCTGCTCAACCTTCATGGCGGCGTAGGAACCCTTCGGCGCTGTGCTTTGAGTTTTGGGTTTAAGCCCCTTGGGCTTGCCAACAGTGCCGCCTGGCTTGCCGCCAGTTCTGGCTGCAATCCGCCGCTCAGCCCGTGCCACTCGTGCCGCAGGGCCTTCACCAGCCTTTGGATTCTTCTGCTGGACGTTCTTGCTGATGCCGTTCTGAACGCGAGCGGTGATCACATCCGTCTTGCGGATTGCGCCGCTTGGTGTAGCCCGGCTAGCAGATCGAACCACCTGTGTCTCGCGCTTGTTCCCTGTCGCTGTCCTGAGTCGTCCACCACGGGCTGTAGCGCCTACTGACGAAAAGCGCCCACGGTTGTCTCTTGTGTACTTGCGAGCCATGAACCGTGGCCTTTAGGCCAAGGTTTCCGTGTCAGCTCATCTCAAAGCGCAGCAGGCGTGCTTGGTCTTCCAGTGCTTTGAGGGCAATGCTGAGCTGGTTGGCTTCTGAGGCTCGGCGTTCGTATTCAACGAGGCGAGCGATAGCAGCAGCAAGCCATTGCGGGCGTTCTAGTTCGGCATCCAGTTGCATCAACTGGCGTGCGCGTTGGATATAGGTTTCAGCGGTACGATCTGCGACGCCCCATGTTTCCGCTGCGTATCGAAGGATTTGAGTACGACTGTACGCACGAAGTAGCAGGTCGTAGACAGCGTTGACCCGCTCATCAATTTCTACGTTGGTGCTCTTCTTTGCCATAGCCGGAGTTTAACCGGAAGCGGGCATCAGGAGGATGCCATCTGCTGCGAGGATGTTAAGACGCAGTTCGGCATCATCAAGATTTTCAGCCCAGACGGTGGCCATGCGGCAGATCGGCTCAGGGCTGACGTTGTAGATGAAGAGGTATTGGCCTTGTAGGGGGTGGACGGCTGAGGAGGGAACGTAGGCCCCGGTGAACTGGAACGACCCAAGGAGGTTGATAGCAACGTGCTCGGCATCGGCCATGGTGAGTTCGGGCAGATCAATGACCAGACCGAAGGGTTCTCCGTTGAAAGGGTGGTTAGCGACGATGCTCCAGGGTTCCGCCATGGTGTTGGCGTTGTGGTTAGGTTGCCGTGAGGGGGATGATGGTGATGAGGGCACCGGGGTGCTCGTTGGGTGTGGCGTAGCGCTTGGTGTAGGAGGATATGGCGATGCGTGCGTCGTCTTGAAGGAGGCCAGCATCGACCAAAGCATCTTCAGTAGAGCGAAGGCATTTGCTGCCATCTGGTTTGACGCTGTGGAAGGTTGGGGCTGAGGGTTTAATTGTGCCCTTACTTGTGAAGTGTGATTTAGGGCGTGGGAAGAGGAAGACGCAGGAGAGGGAGACGGGTCCGGTGATGGTGGGATGGTTGACGGCAACGGCAGCTTGCTGGACGAGGTAACGCCAGGGCTTGACGTTCTTGCAGGACTCAATCATGACGCCGTTGCCCAAGTGCCGTTTGCTGCCTTGGGGTTGAGGGGCCATGCCAGCGACGGTGAAGGTGATCAAGCCTGGCCCTCCCGCTCGGATGCAAAGTCCAGGTCGTAGTCCTTACTGAGCTTCACCATGTCCTCGACTGCGCGGTATTCGTTAAATGCGAGCTGGCAGGCGCCACGCATGATCAGCTTTTCGGTCATGCCGGCAGCTCCAAGGACGCTCTCGAAGACTTTGAACCAGGCATGGACTGAGCAGTCGTCCATGTCGGCCTCCCAGGTGGTGGTCATCTCGCCGGGTTCGTCGATGGATCCCTGGCGGTAGCGCTCGTCGGTGAGCTTGATTTCGATTTTCATTAGCCCTCCAGCTCAACGGCGATGGCGAGGAGATCCCTCTGACAACGGGCAGCACCCTTCAAGAAACCAATCTCAAAGGGTGTCACCCCAGGGCACTCACCGTTGGTCACATCAAGCTGCTTAGCAGCAGCTCGCAGAGCGGCAGCCAAGGCCCGCACATCCATCTCGAAGGGGTCGGCGTCCCAGCTGTCCTCAAACTCCTTGAGCACAGCAGCAGCGGCGGGGGAGAGAGGTTCAGTCATCGGTTCGATGGCGGGGTGGCCCAATTAAGCTCAGAAAAGATTGAGTGTTCCATTAGTTTTTGCATGACTTCCAAACATCTCAAGCGCAGCAGCGTCGTAAGCCCTTGCAGCGTCTAAAGCAGAGTCGTACAAACCCAAATAAAAATACCGACCAGCGCAGTTTATCTGAGCAGCCCACTTGCTTCTGCTGGTTTTCCAAGTGACACCTTTGTAGCCAGAGGTGCTTCGCTGGCTTAGTTTTCGATTTGCTTGATTGAGCGAAACTGAACAGGCCCTGAGATTTTCCGGGTGATTGTTCTGTGTATTGCCATCTATATGGTCAATCTCAAGGCCGTAAGGGTCCGTGCCTGTGTACAAGTAATAGCAGACCCTGTGCGCCCAATATTTTTGTCCCTCAAAGTTAATGCGCCAGTACCCATGCCGCTCAAGCCAGCCGACAGGCTGTGGTTTTTCAGACTCAGTTCTCTTACTTAGCCCAGAGGGAGAGGCCGGATCAAGGCAAAATGCCTCGCCTAGGTTTGCGGGCAACTGCTTTGTCATGAGTGATTCCCAAAACGGGCAAGGACGGCGCGGGCAATTTGCGCTACGTC